TCCAATAAGGAAGATAAGGCTCCAGCCCAAGGTTCATCACAAACACCAGAAGTTCAAATGATGAATGTTACAAGTGCTGAAAAGCCAGGCAATCCAGTGAATTCTTTACAAGCTGGTTCAGGCCCTAAGGAATCTGCTCCCATGAAGCAAGGTTCATCACAAGATGCTTCTATTGATTTAGAAACAGATGAAAAGACACAAGGTAAGGCACAAGCTGGTAAGGCAAAGAAGCAACCTGAAGTTTCAAATCAAGGTGCAGGTGCTGCTCCTAACTATACAGTTGTAGCTGATCCAACATCAGTCATCAATCAAGCTTCTTCAAAGGGTAATGTTCATAAGGAAGAAACTGAAGTAGAAGAAACAGAAGAAACATTCATTTCAGAAGAAGAATACAATGCTCTTTCTGACGAGGAAAAGGCACAATACGAAGCCGTAATCGTAGAGGAAGAAGAGGAAGAAGAGGAAGAGGAAGAAGAAGTTGCTGAAGCCAAGAAGAAGAAGGAAGAAATGATGAAGAAGATGAAGGAAGAATTGGCTAAGGATGTGGCAAATCTTTTCGCAGAAGAAGTAGACCTCTCAGAAGAATTCAAGACAAAGGCAGCTTCATTGTTTGAAGCCGTAGTCACAGCACGTGTGGCACATGAAGTAGAAAAGATGCAAGAGATTGTTGCTGAAGAAGCAGTCGAAGCAGTTGCAGCACTTCATGAAGATATGGTTTCAAAGATTGATGCATATCTTTCATATGCAGCCGAACAATGGATTGAAGAAAATGCTTTAGCCATTGAAAACGGTCTTCGTACTGAAGTAACAGAAGATTTTATTGCTGGTCTCAAGGTGTTGTTCCAAGAACATTACATCGAAGTACCAGAAGAAAAGCATGATGTTCTTGGTGAAATGCAAGCACAAATTGATGAATTGACCGCTAAGGTAAATGAATCAATGGCAAAGGCTGTAGAACTTAATGCAGAACTCACAGAAGCAAAGCGTGAAGTGGCTTTCGCAAAAGCAACCAGTGACTTAGCACAAACCGAAGCTGAAAAACTTCGTGGTTTAGTTGAAGAAGTAGATTTTGAAAATGAAGAATTGTTCGAACAAAAGATTTCAGTTATCAAGAATAACTATTTTCCAAAGTCAACAGTTGCTTCACCAATCACAGAAGAAGCAGTTGAAACACAAGTAGTTTCAGGGTCAGTTGCTAAGTATGCAGAAATGTTGTCACGCAACACATTTGGAAAATAAAGCTTGTATAAATAATAGTAACGTTTAACAGTAAACAAAACTCAGGAGAACGTAAATGTTTTTATCAGAATCACTACAAAAGAAGTGGGCTCCAGTTCTAGAACATGAGTCCCTACCAGCTATCAAGGATAGCTACAAGAAGGCCGTAACTGCTGTTATTCTTGAAAATCAAGAAAAGGCAATGCGCGAAGAAAAGCAAGCGTTGTTCGAAGCTGTTCCAGTGAACAACATTGCTGACTCAGGTGCAACAAACATTGACCGCTACGATCCAATTCTTATCTCATTGGTTCGTCGTTCACTACCAAACTTGATGGCTTACGATGTGGCTGGCGTACAACCAATGACCGGTCCAACTGGTCTTATCTTCGCCATGAAGTCACGTTACAGCACACAAGATGGTACAGAAGCTCTATTCAACGAAGCTGATACAGACTTCTCAGGAACAGGCACACACGCCGGTTCAAACCCAGTTGACGGTACATACACAACTGGTACAGGTATCTCAACAGCTGATGCTGAAGCACTAGGTACTTCAGGTGGTGGTTCATTCGGCGAAATGGCATTCTCAATCGAGAAGACCACAGTAACAGCCAAGTCACGTGCATTGAAGGCTGAATACACAGTTGAATTGGCACAAGACTTGAAGGCAATTCACGGTCTTGATGCAGAAGCAGAACTTTCAAACATTCTTTCACAAGAAATTCTTGCTGAAATGAATCGTGAAGTTATCCGTACCATCTACAAGGTGGCAAAGCCAGGTGCTGCTTCAACAGCAACAGCAGGTACATTCGACCTTGATGTTGACTCAAACGGTCGTTGGTCAGTAGAACGCTTCAAGGGCTTGATGTTCCAAATCGAACGTGATGCCAACGTAATCGCACAAGAAACCCGTCGCGGTCGCGGTAACTTCATCGTTTGCTCATCAGATGTTGCAGCAGCTCTAGCAATGACTGGTAAGTTGGATTACACACCAGCTCTTTCAGGCAACGATGGAATCTCAATGGATGACACAGGCAACACATTCGCAGGTACATTGAATGGTCGTTTCAAGGTGTTCATCGACCCATACTCAGCTAACACAAACGCAGCTTCACAATTCGTAGTTGTTGGTTACAAGGGTTCAAATGCATATGACGCAGGTATCTTCTACTGCCCATACGTACCATTACAAATGGTTCGTGCCATCGACCCATCATCATTCCAACCTAAGATTGGATTCAAGACACGTTACGGCATGATTGCAAATCCATTCGTAACACAAGCAGGCGGCGCAACAGACGGCGATACATTCACCGCTAACCGCAATCACTACTATCGTCGCTTGAAGGTCACAAACCTTCTATAATCGAAGTAGTCAGTAAAACAGGAAAAGGAGAGGCCGAAAGGTCTCTCCTAATCCTTTGCTATATACTATTTTTCTTTCTCAGGAGTAGATAGTATATAGCATGATAAATAGTATTATTATTTGATGATAAATAGTATTAATCATTCATCCCAGACATAGTAAGTATATCACTCTGTCAAGTGCGAGTCAAGGAATAAAGGTGAAACTATGACAACTAATATCGCCGAAGCAGCATGGACCAATCGTCAGCCTGATGAGCTTGATTATCTTCGTCCTAATGGCTTTCGTTTTTTAATTCAAAGTCTACCGAAAGTCACATACTTTTGTCAGGCAGCAAACATACCATCCATGTCATTAGGTGTGGCTATACAACCCACACCATTGATTAACATTCCTAAGCCGGGTGAAAAGCTAGACTTCGGTGAATTAACTATCCGATTCATGATTCAAGAAGATATGGCTAACTATATTGAATTATATAATTGGATGATTGGATTAGGATTTCCTGAAAATCACAGGCAATTTCAAAATCGAGTATCACAACAATCATATCGCACTCCAGGTATAAATCCAGATCCTGCCATCCAACGTTATACAGACTTACCTGAATATAGCGATGCTGTGTTAATGGTATTGGATTCAAATTACAATCCTGTTGTTCGATTAAACTTTGTGGATTGTTTCCCGATATCATTATCTGGTTTGGATTTTGATGTATCATCAGGTAACACACAATACTTTGTAGGAAACGCTGTGTTTAAATATAGACTATTCACCATTGAATCAATGGTTCAGGCTTGACAAATGAAATAAAACTTGTATCTTTATAGATGTTTCAATATGTGAGGTGTTATGAAGTTAAACCAGATACAAGAAATGTGGGCAGAAGATTGCAAAGTAGACCAAACTAATCTAGGTCGTGCCGCTGCCCGTGTTCCTGAATTACACGCCAAATATTTAAATATGCTAAGTTCGGTTCGCCTACAATATCGTAAGGCTGAAGCCGATTACCTTCGCCTTCGGAAATTGAAGTATCGTTATTATCGTGGTGAATTGTCTAAGGAGGAACTCACAGAATTGGGATGGGACCAATATCTTAATAATCGTCCATTGAAGAATGAAATGGATGAAGTGATGACCACAGATGATGACATCATTCAAAGTATGGATAAACTAGAATATATCAAGACCGTGTTATATCAATTAGAACAAATCCTCAAGAGTATCAATAGCAGAACCTGGGATGTGAAATCCGCTATTGAATGGTATAAGTTCACCAATGGTGGAATGTGAGTAAGGTTACTGTAACGAAAAAGGATGAGGTATATCTCCGTGTGGATGCCGAACCTGATGTCTTATTGGAGATGAATGACTTCTTCACCTTTGCTGTTCCAGGTGCACAATTCACCCCTCAGTATCGCGCCAAGCTGTGGGATGGAAAAATTCGTCTGTTGAGTTTATTTACCAAAGAATTATATGTCGGATTAATTAAGTATGTTGAAGAATTTTGCAACAGAAACGGATATATGTTCATTAATAATTGTCACTCAACAAATGACAATTCTGATAATAATTGTCACTCAACAAATGACAATTCTGACATATCATCCTTTATTGATTCGTTGCAATATCATTCAAATGGTAAACCTGTTGATATCCGAAATTATCAGCGAGATGCAGTTGTAGAAACCGTTCGAAATAATCGCACACTATTGCTCTCACCGACAGCGAGTGGCAAAAGTCTCATCATTTACACATTGGTAAGATGGCATCAGTTACATAATAGACGCCAACTCATCATCGTTCCCACCACATCACTAGTCGAGCAATTATATGGTGACTTTGCTGATTATGCTACAGCATCGGATTGGAAAGTATCTGAGAACTGCACGCGTATCTACTCGGGTAAAGAAAAAATTACAAATGTTCCTATCGTAATTTCCACGTGGCAAAGCATCTATAAGATGCCCAAGAGTTTCTTTGAAAACTTTGATGTGGTGTATGGGGATGAATGTCACTTGTTCAAGGCGAAGTCCTTGACCTCCATCATGCATAAATGCACCAAGGCGCCCTTCAAGATTGGTACCACAGGTACATTGGATGGAACTAAAACACATCGCTTAGTATTGGAGGGATTGTTTGGTGCAGTACACAAGGTGACAAGTACCAAGAAGTTGATGGATGAAAATCAATTAGCTGAATTGAAAATTCGTTGTGTTACATTGGATTACACAGATGAAGAAAAACAATTGTGTAAGAAGTTCAGTTATCAGGAAGAAATTGATTGGTTGGTAACACATCCGAAACGAAATAAGTTTATTCGCAATTTAGTATTAGACCAAAAAGGTAACACCTTGGTATTGTATCAATATGTTGAGAAACATGGTAAACCTTTATATGATATGTTCCAACATAAAATAGAAGATGGCAGGGATTTATTTTTTGTCCATGGCAAAGTAGAAGCTGAAGAACGTGAAGAAGTTCGCGCTTTAACTGAAAAGTCATCGAATGCTATTATTCTAGCTTCCTACGGAACATTCTCTACAGGCATAAATATTAGAAACCTCCATAACATTGTGTTTGCGTCACCTACGAAATCTCGTATCAGAAATCTACAAAGCATTGGCCGCGGTCTTCGTTTAGGTGAACAAAAAACAAGCTGTAAGTTATATGATATAGGTGATAACTTATCATGGAAGTCTCACAAAAATTACACATTACTGCATCTAATTGAACGTGTGAAGATTTACAATGAAGAAGGGTTCGATTATAAACTTCTGACGGTACCGTTAAATGCATAACTACAATAAGTATAACGAAGGAACTTATTACAAAATTGTGAAATTGAAAACAGGAGAAAGTATTTTATGTACCATGAATCATGATGTAAGGTCTCCTGGTGCTGAAACACACATCTCAATGAGCACACCTGTACAAGTTGTTCCTCACCAAGAAACCCGTCGAGGGGGACAAATCATTGGTGAAAGTTTCATCCTTCGTCCTTGGATTGGATTGAGTGATAGTGAAGAATTTACTATTAGTACAGATATTATATTAACAATTGGTAATTTAAAAAATGAAGTGAAACAACAATATATCAGTTATGTGGAACAAACTGCTGAGACTGTGAAACGTCAAGAAGAACATAAGGAACAGCAGGAACGTGAAGAAGCTGTAGAGAACTTCTTACGTGAAATCACACCCGGTGAGTTACGCATCATTGATGAACCTTTTACTATGGATGATATGTATGACGAAAACCAAGGAGAAACCCAATAATCATTATGTTGACAATAAGGAATTCTTACGGTCATTGATTGATTATAAAAAGCTAGTTAAGACGGCTGAAAAGAACAATGAGGAACGACCACAGGTTCCTGAATATATTGGTGATTGTTTCATCAAGATTGCTAATCATTTAGCATATAAAAATAATTTCATTAATTACAGTTTTCGTGAGGACATGGTACTTGATGCCATTGAGAATTGCCTCACCTATATGGACAATTTTGATCCCAAGAAGTCCAGCAATCCTTTTGCCTACTTCACGCAAATCACCTACTATGCCTTTATTCGTAGGATTCAAAAGGAAAAGAAACATCTACAAACCAAATACAAGTATATCTCCTCATTGGACATTGATGATATCATTCGTCAAGCCCATGATGAAGGAACTCATACCAATGAGTTTGTAAAATATCTACAGAAGCAAGCTGATGCTGCCAATCAAGAATTTAGTGATGCTAAAGAAACCAAAAAGATGACACGTAAGCCTAAGTATCTACAATCCTTAGATGATGATGTGTTGGTTAATGAAAAGGAACATATTGATGTGGTAGAATCCGAAGAGGATTACGAGGATTAAAACTTGACAAATACCTAAATAAGTGTTATACTTATTTCATACATTATGGAGGTTCTATGCGTATTAGGTATTCAGAAATCTTCTACTCATTTCAAGGTGAAGCAGAACTGGCAGGCACTCCTGCCGTCTGGCTTCGCTTTTTTGGATGTAATTTAAACTGTGAAGGATTTGGTCAAGCCAACCCTGCTGACCCAAGCACATACATTCTCCCGTACAAAGAGTTCAATGTGGATTCTGTGAAAACGGTTGAGGAACTTCCTGTGTGGAAGTATGGTTGTGATTCATCCTACTCCTGGTCACAGCGTTACAAGCATCTGGCTAATGATGCCACACCCAGAGAAATTGCTGAACGATTGATTGAGGCTAACAAATCACAGCATAATCCGGAAGGATTATTCGTACATCCCAGAACCAATCAACCCATCATGCTGTGCTTCACTGGCGGAGAGCCTATGTTGCAACAAAAGGCCATGATGGCAATCCTCCGAGAATTGTCCATTATAGGTAACATGCCTCAGGTCATCACGGTGGAAACCAATGCCACAACATCTATAAGTAATGATTTACGCCAATTCATCGCATATGATTTTCTACAGATGGGTGGTACTAGATGGCATTGGTCCATGAGTCCTAAGTTGTTTAATGTATCAGGTGAAGAAAATGCTGTGATACCAGAAGTGATTCGGGATTATACATTCAGTATGTCCACGCAAATCTTAAAATTTGTATGTAATGGTACTGAACAATGTTGGAAAGAACTTGACATGGAAATGGAACGTGTTAGATTTCTATGTGGGCAATTTACACCTGAGGTGTGGGTTATGCCAGTAGGTGCCACAAAGGATTCACAAGAGGATCCTTATATTGGTGATTTGTGTATTGAAGCAATGAATCGAGGTTATAAAGTTGCCACCCGAAATCATTGTTATGTCTTTGGCAACGTCATTGGGAGATAATATGAAATCACAACATCGGTTTAACGCAGTTGCCATTCGTAACGCATTAGGTAAGACAGACCCTGAATTGGGACTCCAAGTGCATAAGCATCTTTTATCTAAGGGTGTGGAAACTCCTGTTGTTGAAACAACGGAGTTTAGTGATAGGAAGGTGAAGAAGATTGAAAAGCACTTCACGGCTATCATGGAAACACTTGGTATGGACTTGACTGATGATTCACTTCAAGACAGTCCAGCACGTGTAGCCAAGATGTTTGTGAATGAATTGTTTTGGGGATTGGATTATGCCGCTTTCCCAAAGTGTACTGCCATTGAGAACAAGATGGGATATGATGAGATGGTCATTGAGCGGGACATTAGTGTAACATCATGCTGTGAACATCATTTTGTTACAATCTCAGGTTCAGCTCATGTGGCTTACATCCCTAAGAATAAGGTGTTGGGATTGAGCAAGTTGAATCGTGTGGTGGAGTATTTCTCTCGCCGTCCTCAGGTTCAAGAACGTTTGGCTGAACAAATCTATCATGCACTTTCCTATATCCTAGAAACAGAAGATGTGGCTGTGGTGATTGATGCAGAACATTTCTGTGTGAAGGCACGAGGAATTCAGGATCCTCATTCCACAACTGTAACTTCAAAACTCGGCGGCGTGTTTAAGAGCAAGCCTGAGGTTCGTGCAGAATTCATGCACCTTATCAAGAAGTAATATGAATGACATCGGTGTAATGGTTGACTTGGAAACTATGAGTACCGAGTCAAATGCAGCAATTTGTTCTATTGGTGCAGTAAAGTTCAGTATTCAAGAGGGTGTTTTAGATACTTTCTATTGCACTGTGGATGCTGCAGATTGCAAAGCAAACGGATTACACATTTCAGCAGACACCGTACGATGGTGGAGCAGACAACCTAAATCTGTTTTGGAAGAGTTGCGAAAGAATACCGTTCCATTGCGGGATGCTTTAACTAAATTTAGTATTTGGTACGGCTCTGAACAATATCCCACATGGGGGTGTGGAGCTGATTTTGATAATGTGATTTTAGAAAATGCCTATAAAGCCGTCGGTATGGTTCGCCCATGGAATGCATGGAAAAATAGATGCTATCGAACCATACGAGAAGTAATTAAACTACCTGAAGCTGAACGTCAAGGTACATATCATAATGCGTTAGATGATGCTTTACACCAAACCCATCATCTACTGAAAATTTTCAGGAGTTAATATGTTTGAATATGTTGCCTCGGGGTTATCCTTTTTGCGTTGTAATTTTAAGGATACTCATACAGGATATTTGCTTGATGAATTAAACAAGATGTGGGGAAACATTCGTGGACAATACGACCACGAATTTTCTTTCCTGTATAACGCATATATTGAAAAACATTTTGGAGAGGTGTTCTTTAATGCCTATCGTGGTAAGGGTATTCATCAAGTATATGCTGACTCAGGCGGTCTTCAAATTGTCACACAAGGCATGACGATTACTCCTGCCTTGAAACAAAAGGTGTATGAGAGTCAGGCACAATATTCGGATTGTGCCATGAGCTTTGATGAAATCCCTGTGAGTATTATTGGTGAACGAGCTGTTCGTTCTGACATTACCAGTAAGTATTTTGACAGAAGTAAATTCGAATGGTGTGCTCGGGAATCAGGACGAAATGTAAAGAATCAAATTGAAACATTCATCGCCATGAAGTCAGATGCCAAACCTATGTTCATTGTGCAAGGTGGCGACCTTGATACCTATATTAAATGGTGTGAGTTGGCGTTAGAAGAAATTCCTCAAGAACTTCATGAACGCATTGGCGGTGTTGCCATGGGTTCAGGTGGTATTGGTAATGGGATGTTTGAGGATTGTAAACGAGCTTTCTATTACACACAAACACCTGTGTTTGAAATGAACAATCATTTACATTTGTTGGGTATTGGAGCTGTATCACGAATGGTGCCCACACTTGCCATGATTGAAAGCGGGTTATATGCCAACAAGCATATCAGTTATGATAGCACCACACATACATCAGGTGTGCAGATGGGAAGATATTATGGTCCTGATGGTGTGTGGATTACGCCTGGTAAGCATTTCATTAATGAAGATGGTCCACAATACACCATCATCAACAATGACATCAAGAAAAATCTTCCTTCATATGATGTCACAGATGAATTTTTTCATCAAATTATGAACATCAGTGTTCGGAGATACCAGGCAAAAACAGGTGATCCGAATCCTCCCATATTGGCCTTCAATGCCTATTTCACCTCATCAACAATAAACTTCATTCGACATCTTGACTCTGTGCGAAAAGATTTTAAATTATCAGAGAAGTTGATGGGTGACCTTGAATATAAGGCGATGTTAGAATTTGGTAAGGTGAAGAACAGAAGTGATTATGAAAAATGGGAACGTGAATTAGGTATTCTTCTTCCTAGCCAGGCCGTACGTGATGGACAACCCGCAAGTTTAAATCTTTTGGAGGATTTCTAATGCTAAGCACACTGGAACGATACATTGAAGTGACTTTTCAGAAAGAAGGCATTCATAAGTATCCTGCTGCTTTAACTGACCCCAAATTGAAAGAAGTAGAATTTCTAGGGTATCCACATCGGCACATGTTTCATTTTCGTGTCAGGATTTCTGTTACACATAATGATAGAGATATTGAATTCATTCTATTTAAACGTGACCTGGAACAAACATTTACTGGTGTATTGAAAATTGATTATAAGAGCTGTGAAATGCTCGCTGAAGATTTGATTGACTATTTAAAGGTGTTATATCCAAATCGGTACATTGAAGTAGGTGTAAGTGAAGATGGTGAAAATGGAGCTGTACTAATTTATAAACCCAGTATCACACCCACCGTAACCTTGGTACCCGCCGTATGAAAATTATTTACATGGGGTTAGAATCCTACGAATCACGCTATACACTACAACTTACAGATTGGGCAACGAGAACTATGAAGCGCCGTGGGATTGAGTATGTGATTGTACCCGGTGATACCATTGATGATACGAAGGCCATTTCTGTGGGACAGGTTCTTGATGCACATGGCCGCAGTTATTTCTCCATGTCACAAATGATGAACCTCGTGCAGATGATGAAGAATGGACAGGTTACAGGTGAAGATGTAATCTTTTTTGAAGATATGTTTCAACCAGGTATTGAGTCCTTACCTTATATCATGCAACAAATCCCTGAGAAAGATAGGCCTAAGGTCTGGGTACGATGTCTCGCACAGAGCATCGACCCCGATGACTTTGTGCATGTATGGGGTATGGCTCCTTGGATGAGTAAGTATGAACACATGGTGAATGATTTTGTCACAGGAGTGCTAGCATCTAATGAAGAAATGGTGGCACACATGAAGATTGCTGGTTGGACAGCGCCGTTATACAACATTTCAGGATTGACATTTGATAGAGATGAAGTTCGCAGTCGTGTCCAAAACATTAAAAATTTCAATGATAGAAAAATGCGTGTGGTATTTGCAGCACGATTTGACCAAGAAAAACAACCCAACTTCTTTATGAATTTGGCTGAGCAACTAGGTGAAACGTTGAATGTTGAATTTGCTGTATTATCAGGTGGTCCATTGCGTAGTAATAATCCTGTATATCTTGAACGAGCAAAGGAATTACGGGACCGTGGTATTTTGAAGATATATGATAATCTAAGTAAAAATGAATACTATAAGATACTTTCCGATAGTCGGGTTTTATTTAATTGTGCTTTGCAAGATTGGGTGAGTAATACTGTATCTGAGGCAGATGCACTTGAATGTAATGTTGTGTATCCAGCCTATCGTTCCTTCCCAGAAACCTTTGCCAATGATGCCGAACGTTTATACATTCCGTGGTCACAGCAAGATGCTGCGAATAAATTGATCCGAGCTTTACGTGAACCGCATAAAAACATTGGAAAGATTTCCACATGGACATCAGGTACAATGGATAGAATTCTTGATATTATGTTAACAGCAAAGGGGAGAGAAACATGGTATCGAGGTGATAATCGGTATCGGGATTACACATCACAATCAAAATACTAGGAGCTGACCATGAAATATTATTCCACAAAAACGTTTGG